TTTATTGTTGATAACTTACCTGCTAAGTTATATATGGAGTTTATTAAAACAGTTATTAATAATAAGAAATGTGTGGTTACTTTTGAAAATACTTTATTAAAACAGTTAAAATTCAATTTTTTGACTAATGAACCTTTAATTTTCTTAAAGGGGTTATTTACAAACTTCAATTCTGATTATTTTAAGGATGTAATATATCTATTATCTAGGAAAATAGATGGAAATCTGCTTTTAAATAGCACACCAATGGAAATCGAGTATTACATCGAGAAATACACTGCGGAGATGCAAAACCAAAATACTGGCTTGCAATTATGAGATCGCGTGCTTAAATAGCGACATGGAAGAGAACGTTAAGTCATTTTTGGAGAAGATTGAGCAAATCAAGGAAACTACGATTCCTGTTCATGTAGCTTCTTCAGGAAAACCAGCAAATAGCAAGCCTTTATCATTTAAGCAGCAAAAAGATTTGATTTCTACGGTTGCTGATGGTGCAGTAGGTGCTTTAAAGTTCCAAAGATTCTTGAATCAGATTCTTATCGATAATGTTGATCAAAAATTACTGAGAACAGTAGACAGATTACCAATTATCCTTCAATTGAGAGTAGATGCCATTGGAGACATCGTAAAAGTAGATGATGTTCCAGTTAGTTTGAATGAAATCTTACCAAGAATCGAAAAACTAAGGTTTACTCAAACTGAGGTTGTAACAGGTGATATCCAAGTTTCTTTAGAGATTCCTCTCTTATCGGAGGAGAATGATATCATCAATTCTTGTATCCAACATATCAAATCTGATGGTGATGACTTGGGTAGAAGCATTGGGACCATCTATACTTATGAAATCGTCAAGTATGTCAAAGCTATCCAATTTGGAGAAGATTACTTAACTTTTGCAGATTTACCCGTCCGCGATAGAGTAAAAATCGTCGAAAACCTTCCAATTTCAATCAATAAGAAGATTGTGTCATTTATCCAAAAAATTAAGGAGAAGGAAACTAAGCTATTGACTGTTCAAGTGGCTGGAGACTCAAGAACAATTGAGTTGGATGTCAGGTTCTTCGATGCTTGATTAAATAATTAAGTGAACGACGTTTTGCTGGTTAAGCTCTTAGGATTATTAGATACACTGTCCGAAGACAAAGGTGTGCCTAAGCAAAAGTCTATTGTAGATAAGAACGTCATCAAGTCAGAGAACTCTACTTTCACAAGTGGAGAGAAGTCTGCAAAGGGTGGTCTCGATAACAATCAGAAGAAAACTCTGACTGAAACATTCAATTTGTTTAATCAGATGTTTTTTGATTATCAGAAGAAGATGAATCCTGACACCAAGCAAGATACCCTAGTATCTTCTATCGCTGCCAATCAAGTCCAACAAAGAAAAGAAGCTGATAAGAAATCAGGAGGTGGTGGATTGATGACTATGCTACTTGGTGGTCTCGCACTATTAGCTGGATCAGTTGCAGCTATCATTGGATCTTTATCTGGATTCTTTGATGGGGCCACAAGCAAGGTTATTGAATCTATCGGTAAACTGGGTCTGATGGGTGCTCTGAAAATTCTGAGTAAAACCATTCTTAAGAAGATAGCATTGAAGTCTCTAAAAGCGGTCCCAGTTATTGGTGGTATCATAGGTTTTGCATTCGCCTTCAAAGAATTCCAAGCAGGCAACACTTTCAAAGGTATAGCTGAGTTGATCTCTGGTTTATTAAACTTTATTCCGGGTGTTGGCCCATTTCTGTCAATTGGTGCGGATATTCTAATAGCTATGTTAGAATCTAAGGGAACCTTTTCTGAAGGTGGTGCTCTAAGTCCAGCTAACGGTTGGAATACTATCAAAGGGTGGGTATCTACCATTGGTAAGACAATTTTAGATAATGCTCTATATTTACCAATTATTGGTGGGTTCAAGAGATTCGGTATGGCATATGATGCATTCGGTTCTGGCAACTACGGTGACGGGTTCAAACAACTTGGACTAGGCTTGTTCACCTTTGTTGGTGGTGGGCCTATCATAAAGGGATTAGAGATCCTTGCTGGATGGATGGACTCTTCTAGACAACCCGAAGGACCATTCAACAAAGACACTTCTTGGTTTGGAAAGATCAAACAATGGATTGTTAAAAAGTTAGGCGATCTTCCTGAATTCCTAAAGGTTCCTCTTAGATGGTTTGGTGTGTTGGATGATGGTGGTGAAACTGGCATCGGCAACATGGCATCAATGGCTATACAAGGTGCTAAGGATGGCTCTAAAAGAGTTACTGAGTATGTTGGAGGCATCTGGGATAAGATCAAAGGACCAATCGGAAACTCTACTGAGATCATCAGCAAGTTTGTAACAGATGCATGGGAAACAACTAAAGACTACACATCTAAAGCATGGAATAGTGTTAAAGAGCTTGCGCCAAAAATCTGGGATTCTGTCAAAGACATAACCTCTAGAGCTTGGGATACAACCAAAGAATACACTTCTATGGTTTGGGCTACCATTACATCCGAAGCACCTAAAATTTGGGCATCTATCAAAGAAGCATCTTCAAGAGCTTGGGATAAAACTAAAGAAATCGGATCATGGTATTATGAATCCATAGCTTCCATGGCAGGGAAAGCCAAGGTTGTCATAGATGAATGGATTCCTAAAATCGTTTCCACTATATCCAGTGTTACAGATAGTGCTATGGCAGCATTGAAGTCCATCGCTGATAAAATAGGTTCTTGGATATCTGGACTATTTTCTACCGATGAGGAAAAGAAATTAAAAGAAACGAAAGTCAACTCGCCAACATCCACAGTAGATTGGATGACAGAAGATACCAATCAAGCTATACACTTATTGGTTAAAGGTAATGCAGTGGTTAACACATGGTTGGATTCCTTACACAAGGCTTCTATTGATCAAGTGAGATTATTGACTATTCTTGCCAACACAAGTAATGCATCTTTACAAGAATTGAAGAGAATGAGCGGTAATGTTTCTGGAGGTGGTGGAACTGTAATTATGCAAGCACCACAATCTTCATCTAAACCATCATCAGTTCCAGTTGGGAATAATAGAGGTGGGTTTGCATCTAGCGTATATTCACTAGGTTAAATATTTCTATGGCGAAATATGATGTAGTTAAAGAATACGACTGGACCTCTGCACCTAGGGGATCGTCTATTCGAAAAAACGCGCCTAGGGTATGGGTTAAATCATATAAACTCAAGAGCAACCAAATCATGCAAATGATTGATGGTTATATGAATATAGGCAGTGGGACAACCGGAGATGCTAAAGAATTTTATGACAAGATGTATTCGGATGCGGTGCTAGATTCTTCGGGCGAAGATGATTTCAATTTTCCATTTTTTGGTGACAACATAAGAAGTTTTGGAAATACTTTTGGTGATACTTTCCAAGATGGTTTCGGTGGGGGTGGAGGTATTGGCACTGCGTTAAATGAGATGGGCAAACTCTTTGTTGGCACAACCTCACAATTAGCTAATACTGTAGGGATGGATAATATCGAAGCTGCTCGTAAACAAGCATTAGCGAAAGATTTTAGGGGAGCAGGTGCAACTCTTATGTCTGGCGCTAAAGATGGTGGTTCTCCCGGAACATATATCGAAACTCCGATGTTTTATCAATTTGAGAAAAACGATGCGCCTCTAGAGGTATCATTTATGTTATCAAATACTATCAATAGCGATTATGATAAGAATCATAAGTTGGTGCAGAGATTAACATATATCAACAGACCTTTACGTAAAAACAGCATTGCTGTTGATCCTCCTAGAATTTATCAAGTCAGAGTTCCCGGTCATCGTTTGATTCGTTGGGCGTATTGCTCCAATTTATCTATAAATTTTGCAGGGACCCGTAGAATAATCGATAACGTTATCGTCCCTGAAGGTTATCTAATATCAATGTCATTCCAATCACTCACTCTGGAGCATGCTGGATTTGGTAAAGACGAAACAGGACTAAACCCATGATAGACACTGGAAATTATCAAAACAACATACCATCCCTTTCTTCTCTGAATGTTGGGGATTATGAGCGTATTTTCAAACTCTTCAAGCAATCGGTTGAAGAGAAAGATTTTCAGGTATATAACATTTTGAATAGACTTGATTTTCCAGAGATCAGCAGTGAGTATATCGAATATTTTGAAGTCACTACCAAAACAGCCTTGACTATAGTATCATATAAGATCTATGGTGATATCAAGTCTTGGTGGATACTGTATCTGTTAAATAAAGACAAATTCACAGGAGCACCATTCTATGTTGAGGGTGGAGTTCAATTGGCATATATCAAAGATTCTTTCCGAACAGCTATATATCAGGATATTACTAATTCTACCATTTATGGTGGAAGACACTATTAATAATGAGTGAAGTCTTTAAAATAAACGATGTAGAATATGAATGCGAATTCAAACTATCTAATCCAGATGGTCAAGAAATCTCATTCACGAAGTCTGCTATCCGTGGTATGACATTAGTTGATAATATTTTTGATCCATTTAGCTCTGGCACAATATCTATTGCAAATCCATTCGACTATATTGAAAACAAATATTCATTTAGAGGTGATGGTAGGGATAAATTTTTGATTTCTTTCAAACCAAAAGATTCCAAGTCTAAGGATAAGAAAAATGATAAATTTGAGCAGACCTATGTTATCATCGATGACACAGATACAGTCAATCCAGTAGTTAGATCTGAAAACATCAAGACACTTGTTTTGATTGCAGAAGAAGCCATACCATTCTCTGACACTATACCATATATGAAGACATATGATGGTAAAGTCGGCGCGATTCTCAAACAGATCTTCAAAGATGTGTTAGGGGAAGACAAAGTTGATGATAAAAACTGGGCAGAGGGAGATTTTCAAATATCATACACCCCACCAGCGACATTTAGGTATGTTGATCTAATTCACTATCTGATGAGACTCTATTATGCCAAAGATGGTGATATGTATGTGAAAGGATTCATATCACATGATCCTGTGACTGATAAGTTTCGATTGGATTTAATTTCTAAAATTTTTGAGGATAACGAAAAAAATACCATTGAAGCATTTGCTTTGGGTGATTTGACAGATACGTTAGATTTTAAAAATCCGAACAATCCTATATCAAAAGCACCAGTTGGTGAATACATCGGAGCAATGAAGAATTTTGGTTATTCCACACCATTCTATGGTTGGAACTCTGATTACTTTATCAATAGCTTAGTATTTGGATATGATCCTGTTCTAGGATTACATAAAATTAGAAAACTACTAATTGAGGATCTTAAAGACAAATGGGTGGCTAAATTTGTTGATGTATTCAAATCTAATGGTGGTAAACCTAAACCTTTTGTTGTTTTTAACAAAACAACTGGTGAAAAGTTCAAACGCTATAAATTACCCTATGCTGTGGAGGATAGTGTGAAGTTGGTGGAGGCAGATATTTATAATGCCTTGACTTTTTACAATCTTCAGGCATCATTCTCCAATATCGGAAACACCACAAGAAAATCTGGAAAATTTGTGGATATCTTCTCCACTAAAGGTATCCCATCACAGCAAAATGGTAAAGCTTTGAAGAGTGAGGAAAAAATTCTTGGAAGATGGTATATAACGGAAGTTAGACATATATTCTTTGCTGATCTATACTCCAATCAAATACTTTGCACAAAAACATACGTTGGACCAGAATCTAAAATCAAGGAGGACGCTGAATGATTAACACTATTGAAATTCTAAGAAGTATAGCTGTTTGACTAAATAGTTATATGGAACGAAACGAATACCCAAAGGAAGCCGCTATTTATAAATTAACCTGTAGAGATACTGGAAAAATATATATCGGAAAAACGATTAATATCAATCGTCGTTTTAGGGAGTATAAGAGAATTAGTAATAATAAAAATGGTAGATGTTATTTTGAAAATGTTATAGCCAAATATGGGTGGGAATCATTTGAGATTGAAATATTGGAAAGTTTTGGGGTGTTCAATAAAATAGAAGATAATAGATATCTTCTGGAAAAGGAGTCTAATTATATTAAATTATTTAATTCCACCGATAAAGGGATTGGTTATAATATATGTGAATTATCTTCTGATAGAACAGGGATAAAAGCATCCAGAGAAACTTTAGAAAAAATGAGGGTAGCTAGACTCGGTAAAAAACATTCAGAAGAAACCAAAGAAAAATGTAGGTTGATGAGTTTGGGAAGAATATTTTCAGAAGAAACTAGACAAAAAATAGGAGAAAGGCATCGAGGAAAAATAGTTTCAGAAGAAACCAAAGAAAAAATGAGAAACAATAATCTCGGGAAAACACATTCAGTAGAAACCAAAGAAAAAATGAGGGAGGTTCGTTTAGGTAAAAAATTACCAGAAGAACATTCGATAAATATAAGTAAAGGTAAAAGAGGTAAACCTAGTAAACTAAAAGGAACAGTTTTTTCGGAGGAAAGAAAGGAAAAATGTAGACAGGTTTGGGTAGAAAGACGTTTAAAAAAATTATGATAAATTCCGTGGAAATTTTGAGATCGATTTGCTTCACCAAGGATGATATGGCTAATATCACGAATCTTGGTGATTCGTTTAGTGCTCTGGAGATAGACTTCATGGTGGAGTTCAAGAAGATCTATGAATTGGGAACAACTCAACTCAAGAAGTTTATAGACAAGCTAGATTCCGAGGGAAAGGATCTGGATACGTATTCTATTTTATATTATACGGAGATCCTGAACAATGGACCTCTGGGTGTGTATGTTAGAGAATATGCAAAAGATAAGAAGTATTTCTCACCAACTCCAGATTCGATTGGAGTTCTTGGCAACAAGTCCTATTCTACCACTAATAATACACTATACACAGATTCACCCTATCAGGTAGGTTGTTCTGTTGATGTTTATAATAGACTACCAGCGTTCATGCAGGTTGGTCTCCAAAATGCTGTTTTCGAAACCGAAAACATATTTAGAAGTAGTTTATATAGCAGCATGATAATCGACAACACCTTACCATTGGTTGATAAGTCTCCACAAACCAGATATGACGAAGAATCAAAGGGGTTGTGGACACATAGATCTAACGGTATGTATATGGTCAAAGATTCTAACTACTACTGGTTCATAGATCAGATTTCCGAACAGATTTTCGAGATTGTCAAACAAGAACTAGGAGACGAGAATTTCCGTGTCTATAAAGACAAGAAACAATACAATTCATTCTCTGATAAAAATGAGTCCACTGCAATAGTGAATGAAATCAAGAAAAACGTGATAGATGGAGACGTTACACAAGAAGAAAGTCTGGATCTATTGGGTGATGTATTTGACTCTGAAGAAAGGCGTGCTAAGGTTCTCAAAGTAACCAGTGGCTCCAAGGATATCGAATATGCTCTGAACACGGTAAAGGGACAATTGGGGTCTTAAACGTCGATAGCTGGAGGCAACACCTCTTCTTCAACTTTTTCTTCTTTCACTTCTCTATGTTCGATAATACCTTTGATCAACTCTTCTCTGGAGATATAAACCCCTTCCGATTTCTTGGTATCTTCGATAACAGCCTTTGAGGTAATATCCATTTGTTTCAATTCTTTTTTCGAAGCATTGTTCGTGTCAGTAAGATGCAATTTGGATAGAACGTCGATAGCAGAAGTAAATGCGTTTACGAAAGTAGCAGCAGCCTCGATAAGTTTTGGATCACCACAAGCCTGAACATCATCTTGTAAAGTTGAAATGGTTTGCACACAATCAGTTACAACCTTGGACGCATTATCCAAGATAAATCTCTCAATATCTTTCTTTTCCAAATGAGGGTATTCCTTCTCAATTTTCTTGAAAGATTTTGTCTGATTTTTTAACTGAGCCATGATGTCATTCACATCGTTCTCAATTTCTTTGTCGAAGTCGTCCATGTTAATATTTAAGGTTTGCGGCGGGAAAAGACTAAATAGTAGAGGATATGATCAGAAAACATGTAGATTATAAGATCAAACGCCAGAGTGATGGATCTTATGTGATATTACAGAAAGATCTTACAAATAAGAAGGTTGACATTCATTCAACCCATGATACCTTCGAGGAAGCTGAAGATGAGTTGGCAGCAATTCACACGAAGCCATCTCAAGCCGAGACAATGAAGTTCTTCCACGATTTGAAGAACTCCATGACCTAAATTAAAACATTATGACGATAAAACAGCAAGTGATTGACGCGAGACGCAATGGAGCTACCTACGCACAAATCAAGGATGAATTCGGAATCGCAAAATCCACAGCCCGCGATTGGTATAATAACTACATTGAAAGTTTTGGTCCAACTTATACTGCTGGTCCAGATGATGTAGAAGAATCAGTGGTCGGTTATTCACAAGATAACTTCCAAAGAGTTAAACCTGAAAAATTTAAGAAGAATGAGGACGAAGTTCTCGAATTCTTATCACAACTAGCACCGATCAAAATCGAGCCTCGTTATGAGAGTGAGTCTAAGACCACTTTCAATGATTATGCCGTTGTTGGATCAGATTTCCATTTTGGTTGTCATGATGAACGTGCCATCGATATTTTCCTAGAAACAATCTTCCAATTGAAGCCAAAGACAATCATTCTTAATGGTGATACCATGGACTTCTTGGCCATTTCCAAATATCCAAAGGATTTAAAACATAATTGGACCCTACAAAAAGAGCGTGAAGAATACCATGCATTCTTACACGAATTGGTTTCTGTCTCCGGTGGAGCAGAGATCTTTGAAACTGTCTCAAACCACTCAGGACAGTCTGTAGATGGAAGATGGAGACGATACCTATCTGACAGGATTGGAGAGCTTGCGTGCCTACCAGAGATCACTGATACACTCTCTTATGAGAATGTTTTCATGGGAGATTATAAGGACAAGATCAAACATGTCGATTACGTCGAATTGAATGGTTTGATCGTTACTCATGGAACAACTGTTCGTTCCACAGGTGGAGCATCTTGCTTGGCTGAAGTTAATAAGTGGAACGCTAGCGTCCTTCATGGACATACTCATAGAGTTGGATCATCTGCAAAAAGAATTCCTGCCATTGGTTCTAGAAAAGAACAACAATTGTATGGATTTGAAGGGGGATGTCTCTGTTCTTTAGATGCAGTTTACGCTGCTGCTCCAAATTGGCAACAATCATTCAATATTATTGGATTGGGTGGCGATTCATTTTCAATGGAACAAGTCATGATCAACAATGGTGAAGCCAATATTTCCACTCTCGGAGTTACGATCAAGATTTAAGTGATAAAACACTAGGCCACAATCGCGCCATGCATAAAATCACAAAACTGAAAGAAGTTGACGGGGCGAACTATCCCGCCGCACCATCACACGATGAATATCGTGACGGTCTCCAAAGCTTGGATGACAAGTTTTCCCCTAATGTTGATTATTGGATCATCGGAGAACTTATCCAACCACCATCAATTGGACATTATGTCGTTGTTGATCGCTGGGTGAGAAATGGTGTCGCTATTCGTGGAGTATTTCACTCGTCTTTGGTGACTAAGATTACAGAAGATGGTTTTGAGACACAAAACAGTGTTTATAGACTGGAAGAAGTCGCAGATGAAGACATCTTAGACGCAGACTTCGGTAAACCAACATTAGTATAATATGAACGTTAAAAGATACGGTAGTTGGGAAGAAGATGGTATTGTGGTCCATCCTGAAGGAGAATATGTCTCATACATGGATTATATTGCTCTGAGTGCTAAATTAGCAGAAGTTCAAGCAGAAAGAGACCATTTATCTGAATACGCCGACCATCTCGTATCCTTTAGCAAAATGCCATGCCTTCCTAAAGATTTAGAGAATCTCAGAGAAGCTAATACAAAATTAGCTGAAGAAACCAATACTTGGAAAATTTATTATTTAAATGCTCAGAGTAAGCTCGCCGATATCAACACTATTCTAAATAATTAAATGAAGTTTGACACTTTATTTGAGGCGATAAAAAATCCACTGAGAAAACAATCTCTAGTGGGGATCAAGCCTGTGTGGGGAGATTTTGAGGGGAAGGCTGCGGAATGGAAAGAATACATCCTCACAGGCGATTTAACAAATGACCCTATCCACTCTAAAATAAAGGATCAGTATTTTCAGTTTAAGAGAACCTTTCCAGATCGTGCGGATGCTTGGTTGAATCAAAAGGCACAAGAATATGAAAATTCTTTTAAAAGAGAAAAAACCTCAAAATATAGAAAGATTTTCGAATATCAAGGAATCCAAGTATTTTTGGACCAATATGCTAATGTAAATTTTCCTAGTAACCCCGAGAATATGAGAAAACTTAAGAGTTCTCTCATTCAGATGCTCAACGACACCAGAGACATTATTCCGAATAGAAAACCTAGATTCGTAATTACGAATGGTATCAAAAATCCAAAATTCAAAACGAAATATGTTCACAGCCCTGCTGCAATCTATAAAGATAAATTAATTTTTATAGACGAAAATGAAATAGATCAACATAATATATTTATTCACGAATTTGCTCATTTTGTAGCAGATCTGATACCCACTCAAACTGAACCGTTGTTGGAAAAGGCTTATAAGGAACTACTTGATTTATACTGGAGACGCGCTAAAGTAAAGAAAAGAAATCTTCAAGGTGATACATCTGACGATTTTAAACATGCCGAGGCCGAAAAATATAGGAAAATTATTTCCAAAAAACTTGGATTTCCCGAATATGGATTACAAAATTTTGATGAATTCTTTGCTGTTTTGATTGAAAATTGGAAGAAACTTCCAAACAATATCAACACTTATAAATTTAAAAGTCTGGTGAAGGGCGTCTTATCGAGATTATGAATAAAACACTAAAGGATAATGAGTAAGAATTACGAAGGTAATGTTGGGAATTACAGCTTCATCATGAACGAGGAAGATGTGATAGAAGTTTGGGGAAATGATCTGGAAAGACCAGAGACGTATATTTTTGTGAAAGCTGGCAACATAAAAAGCGAAAAAGACTTTCACAAAGAGATTAGTTTCTGGTTCATGGAAAATATGAAATAATGACAGACAAACAAATATCTGACTTGTATAAGACTAAATTAGTGATTTCTGAACTGGAATCACTACAATCTAGTTATTATGATTCCGCGATAAGCGAGCTTAAAATCAAATCATCAATGGAACACTGGGTATTTGATTGGATTTATAACTCCAGTGAAGGACAATTAGAAAATTATCTTTCAAAATATAACATCAAAATAGAGGAATTATTTCATGAGTGAAATCATATTACCAGCAGACTTGGCAAGTAGAAACCTTTCTCTCGGAGAGATTGGGGCAATATTCACGATGTTTGCAATTCAAACAATGACACCAGAAGATAAAACTTTTTGGTGTAAGGATGAAATCTTTGCAGATGTGTGTGCATCTTTAATTGATAAGGGATATGTTGAAGTTGGAGTAAATGATGCACAAGATATTGCTATTGATATCGACCTAGATCTTATTAGAAATATAAATTTCTGGGAGGAGTATGATTACGATGAAGATGACAACGTTATCTTGTCACATCCTTCCCATTATGGAGAAGAAGATTCTCCATATCTATATTTGGTTTACCGTGCGCTTAAATCTAATCAAATCGTGTATACAGTCAACCATTCTGAATATGGAATGGTTGAGGATTATATCAAATCTTTAGAGGATGCTCAAGCGGTGGTTGAATATCAATTGCGTGAAGAGCTGAGACAGATCGCAAAAGAAGACAAATTAAAAACAGATGGCAGCAGGTAAAGGGGATAAAAATAGAGTGCAGAATTTAGAGGCTTATAGGAATAGTCCTCTATGGGATAATCTTGGTAAGAAGAAGTATGACTCGTGGTCAGATTTCTCTTCTGATTATGGCCCCATTATGGATGCTTATGAAAATGCTTCCCAAGAGAGTCAAGGTGATGAAAACGTCAAACTAAAGACATATTTGTTCCTCGATGATCTACGAGAAGTTCAACACGCACATTTACATGATTATAGGAAGACCCTCACACAGGTATCTGGAATACCATCATTTAAATGGGATATTGTTCGAACATATGATGATTTCGTCAAATGGATTGATATAAATGGTATTCCTGATGTAGTGAGTTTCGATATTGATCTAGATCCATATTCTGAAGTTGATAAACAAGACAGTATGCATTGTCGTGGATATTACGACCATAATGAATTAGACCAAAAAACTGGTATTCATTGTGCGGAGTATTTAGTGGAAAAGTGTAAAGAGTTCAGGAAGCCTTTACCAGAATATTATATACATTCTGCCAATGCGCTCGGTCGTCCTGTGTTGAAGGCGATTATGGAATCAGCAAGACCATTTTTACGATAAAACACTAGGATACACTGGTGGTATGAGAGTAGATAGATGGGATTTCGACAAAGGCGAAATAGTGATCGTAGATCGTGGCGAATATGTGAAATACGCTGACTATGTGAAACTTCATGAAACCGTCCAAAGATTAGCAGATGCCTTGGACAACATGCCAATTCTCTCAGAAGGACATCTCAAAGTTAAGGACAAAGCTCTCAATGAGTTTTATGATGATACGTTAGCACCATGAATTATAAGTTTAGAACAAATCGAGTGATATTGCAAGGCGATACCCACTCATCGGAAGCGACATATGCCTTTTTAAGAGATGATGTCCCATCGGGGTCGGATTATGTCCACTTGGGAGATGTTGGACTCGGATTTGGGGATATGCTTTATTCTGTTAGTAATGCGAGTGCATGTTTACAGAGATATAGTAAATTGTGTGTGCAGAAAGATATTGTTTGTTATTTGATTAGAGGTAATCACGATAATCCAGATGTTTGGAAATTGGATAATTACCCAAACGTGATATTAGTCCAAGATGGCGACATAGCAACATTCCCTAATGGGAAACGTGTATTATTTTTAGGTGGGGGCATCAGTGTTGATAGGTGTGTTCGCAGAATAGATTTTTCTTATTGGACGAATGAATACACTACACCATTGAAAACAGTAGAGAACGCTGATATCGTATTCTCCCACGACGCTCCAGAGCAATTCAATCATTCTACTGATACTTTGTGGGTCCATTTTGACTGGGCGATCAAGAAAGATCCCGAGTTATTAGATGATTGTTATAAGCAAAGAAAACTGATAGGGGATTTGGTCGCAATGTCGGGAGCGACTGTGATATACAATGGACACTTTCACAACTCTCTTCGAGAGGAGAAAGATTGCGTATATTGCAGATGTTTGAATATTGACGAGCTTTTTGAATTTGACGCAGACGGGACGCATTCACTATGAAGGGTTATTTACACTTTGATTACGACAACACACTAGCACACTCCATGTATGCTAGTGATGAGGGTCATGCTGATTGGATGTTGGAAACATATGGCCAATATTTTGAAGGTGAGAAGTATGTTATTTCTGAAAGTGATGGATGGAATTATAAAGCCTATTGGTATGTTTCATTTATCAGACCTTGGGCTAAGGAAATCGTTGATTATTTTCAAATGACCATGGGTAGAGAAAATGTTGGAATTTTATCTTGGGGAACATCTGAATATGTGACAAAGTCTATGAGTGTTCTTGGCATCTCAATGCCTTTGAATAATATCTATGCTAGAGAAGATATTGCAATGAATTGCCCTAGGTTCAGAGGGAGGAATAATATTTTGGTTGATAATATGTCATATCAAGAGCATCTGGAAGCTGAGAAGTATAACAAGGTGAAATTCTTACATTATCTGCCCAAAAATAAATTTGTTGAAGTCATGGACTTTGATGTTAGGCTTACCAAAGAAGAAACTGATGAAAAAATCGAAAATGTCATCAAAAATATCGAACAATCATTTGGGTCCAAAACATCTGTATAGGAGTTCAGATGCCGAGAGATTTACCAGAGACGAAAATGGTATGTATACCATGGACCGATCTGAGATGTATAATAAGTATCGATATACTTGGGAGACATTGAAAGCATATGGATTCGTTGGTAGAAAGCGAGACTGTGTATTAGAAGAGTATATACCAGAAAAATATGATGGACACGGATATGAAGAGGATGAATCTTGTTGATAAAACACTAAACGATAATGAACCAATGATAGACCAAATTTTGCTAGAACTCCGAGAAACTTGGGGATACGAAACCGAAGAGTTAAATGATTTCCGAGAAAAACTCGAAGAGGTAGCACACGCTGCCTTCTGGGAAGGTTATCACGAACGATCAGCAGAGGTTGATCGTTATGTAGAAGGATTCGCGTATGGAAGAAAAGAAGACCAATAATATGAAAGCAGATAAAATTGACATGCAGTTGCCAAAACTGACAGGTCGAGAATATAGACCATTTGATTGGTATGGATGGGTCATGTGTGCTCTTGGTGCATGGCTTCTTTATCACTTTGGAAATAAAGAAGTTCCTTGGCTCGATAAGCTTGCCCAAATTGGATTAATCCTTTTCATATTTGTCGAATATGCATTCCGAGTAGCATATGGGAGAATTTACAAATTTGTTTATTATGACACAATCATGCACCATATGTATGAGTTGAAGGTTGGTGAAGATACCTATTATGTTTGCTCCGAATCAGAAGAAGAACTAGCAACATATATGGATCTTCATTATAAGGATATCAAATACATAATTCTGGACAGATATCCAGTTGAATCATACATCAAAAGAGACGAATTCCAATGAAATATACTGACGGAGATTTATTAGAGGGTGATTGGGACGCAGCATTTCATGTTTGCAACACTTACAAAACCATGGGTTCGGGAGTGGCATATTTTCTTAGAAAGAAATGGCCAGAAGTTTATCAAGCAGACTTGGACTGTGAGTTAGACGATGATGAAAAGCTTGGAGAATATTCCAAAGCATATCTTCCTGATGGGAGATCGGTTTATAACATCTATGCTATGTGGGGACTTGGTAACAACGGTTCACCTTTAGGTAGAAACTGCACTTATGATAACCTCTATAACGCTCTCTATAAGATGTGTTATGGTATCGAGGATAATATGATTCATAATCTGATTATTCAAGAGAAGTATGTGGTGGGATTAGCATATCTTACCGGGTGTGTTAGAGCAGGTGGATCTTGGGTCATCGTGGAAGCTATCCTGAAGGATTTGGAAGAACATTTTCCCATGATTGAATTCGAGATTTATATCATTGATGGATTTGAACCAGCAGCGCAATCAACTCAACCAATTGTATAATATGGGAGCACTATTTGACAAACATAAGATTATTCATGGGTTGCCTCTTCCGGGTCAATCTATCACGTATAGTAATCCGACGAAGTTCGCATTTTTTACCAGTGTCATCGACAATGAAAAACTTCTAACTCTTGGTGAGACATATATCGTCAAAAAGACAGAGTTGAACTCTTCATCTACTTATGTGTGGCTCGAAGAATTTTGGGATGATTCCATCGATGAATACACCCAAAATCAAAAGTTCTTTAGTATGCACGCTTTCACTTGGGAACTACCAAAACTGAATTTGGACGAACTAATTGGAATGGATATCAGAACAGTTGCTAGACTAAACCAAAAATATGAGTATGGGATCAAATTCGATAAAGAAGTATATTATCCCGGTGAACCCATGTTGGTGCTGGAATACGATAAGTTCGACCAAGTCACCAAAGCATTTTTTGAATAAAACACTAGAACACAATAAGGCATATGAAAATTACAAATAAGGCAGACGTTAAAAAAGTTTTTGAATTCGTTAAAAAACATTCCAGATGCAAAACTGGAAAGTTCAATCTCGCGGAAGGCGTCGATTTAACTCTCGATTATAGCCTTCGCTATAATGGTGAGGAATGGGAACATGATGTGAATGAGCAATCTCTTAAACTCACTGGTGCTGCTAAGAAACTTTTCGAAAAGCTGGGCCTTGATACCGATGATATCATTTACAATTGCGAAATTGAATATGATGACATCATCGACATGGATTCTATCCAAGATGAATTCGATACTTTGTCAGCACAGGCAGGAGTCCAAGAAGATGATTTTTATTGTTTCTGTTCCGAAAATGTCGAAGATTTTACATGGACAGAATTTTGGACCAATCTCTTAGAAGATGAGATTGTCGAAGATCCTTCGAAGCCAACACCAGTTGAGTTTCATTTGAACCACGCATATACCGCTATCATTGATAAGAAAGCGGGATCTATCAAGGTAGGTTGTCAGACCTTCCCAATCGCTATTGTTCGTGGTTTGGTTGACGCATACGACAAGGCTATTGGTTAAACACTAGACTATACTATATTCATGAAGTTAAAGATTTCAGAAAATGCAGATCCAAACTACCTAGCGGTAGTTGTAACTATCCCGGAAATTAAACCGCACCCAAATGCAGATCGACTTCAATTGGTCGAGATATTTGGTAATACGGTGATTATTGCCAAGGATATGTATACGGTTGGAGAGAAAGTGGTCTATTTCCCAGTAGAATCTTGCCTTAGTCTGAAATTTCTTTCTTGGGCAAATCTGTTTGAGGAAGTTGATAAGAATGCTGATGGTAAGACCCGTGGATTCTTCCAAAAACATGGAAGAGTCAAGGCTATTGCTCTTAGATCTATTCCATCACAAGGATTCCTATTTAAGGCTCACAAGCTTGCAGAATACTACAAGTGTAGGGAGACAGATTTTGGTGTAGGTGAATCTTTTGATACTGTTGGTGAAGATCTTCTGGTAACAAAATACATTCGTCCAACATCCAATTCTCAAGGTGAGAATGTTAAAAAGAACAAGATTCCGAAGTGGATCAATTCTACTCTTGGATATCTTCCAAGACCTATTCGTAAGGCAGTATTCGTTCCTATCAAGTATTACTATGGTCTGAATAATGACGAGG